ATTGTATGTCGCTTCGCCTTTTTGAGAAATGCAAAATGCGGTTTCCCGTCGTCGTCAATAACCTTGAGCGCGTATTTCGCGCCCAGGGTTTGCGCGCGATCCGCCAGTTCGGCGGGCAAGCCTTCAATATTCATTTGGTTTGTTTTTGTTGCGTTTTTAAGACCATTGAAACCCGCTAATTGTTAGCGGCAATTCCAATTCAAGATCGGTCGAACCGTTTTCAGAACTGAATCCATCTGTCGTAAATTCAGCGCCGTAAATGGTGCAAGTCGTCGCCGGCGCAAGCCCCCGCCGGAAGGTAACGACCATTACAAACGGTGAGATGTTCGTCAGGTCGCGCGCTGGCGCCGCCGCCCGGATACGCTCAATATCGACCATTGACAACGTTATCGAAGATTCGTATTCCACGTCGCCGCGCCCGCGCGATACGGGTTCGCCGCCGATTCCGGGATTGTTCGTTTTCGGGACGCTCTTACTCGCCATGACGGACTTCACGCCGAAAACCTGGACGCCCGCAATATTGACGCGGACGTTTGCGTGATCATACGCTTGTCCGTTTATTAACGCTAAAGACATACGTTTTCAGTTTACGAACCCGTCGTTAAAGCAACGACGTATCCAATTTTTACAATAATTGATTCGGACGCGCCCACTGGCAACAATTCAATCGCGACGCCAACTTGCGACGTCGATGCAACGTTTTGATCGGGATCGACCAAGGCTTGTGCAGCGCTCAATTCCCCGTCGGCGACCATTTGCCGCAACGGCGTATTCGTCGTTTCGCGGAACAAATCGACCGTTTCGGGCGACAATTTGCCGTCCGCCGACAAGTAAACCGGCGCCGATAGGCGCGGCAACAACGCTAAACGCGATTCACGAATCGCCTTAAAAATAGCGCGGACCGCGTACCCTTTGCTCAAGTCGTTTGTTGCGGCGACGCAAGTCGGGAACTTATTAAAAAACGCGCCGGACAAACCGCGATACTTTCGAGCAAAAATATATCCTTTGTTCTCAATCGTTTCGAGCGTCGCAAGCGCGGTTGCCGATACTTTTGTCCCGTTGCCAAACGCCGGGTCGTCAAGGTCGGACGCGTCGGCGCCGGTTCCGCCGGAAACCAGCGGGAACTTTTCAACCCATGCAATTGATTCGTGAACCTTTGCCAGCGATACGCAACCCAATAAATCGCCCAAAGCCGGAACCGACAACGACAAAGCCGTCGCCAGGGCGGCGCCTTCACCCGCGCCGTCCTGGCCAACGACAACCGCAACATGTGGCGCGGTCAAAACAGCTAAATCGGGCAATGAAGCGACGGCGGTCAGGGTAGTTTTTGCCGCGTAAAGAATAATCGCCGGCGCGTACTCATTTAGCATGGTCGTCGCGACCGCCTGGAGCGCGGTAACTTGCGCGGCCAACAATTCCGTCGCATAATTCAGGACCGCAATTTGGCGACATTCGCCGTTTGAAAAATCTTGCAGCGTTTTCGCAACCGTGACATCGATCGCGCTGGAATCGAACAACCCTACCCAGAGAACCAAACGCGGGTTTTTTCCATACGCGCGCTTAATGGTGTAATGCAAAATGCGAACGCCAGCGACGGCGGACGTTGAAACAATCCCAAGCCCTTGAGCGTCGGCAAGGGAACCGATTTGAACAATTCGCGCGCCAGTAGTGAATCCCGCCGGAAGGTCCGCGTTCGCCAAAAATGTCACCAGCCCGGAATAATGGTCTTTGCCGGGTTGCGGCCGCCCAAGCCCGCCGGTCGCGATTGAAAAGTTAACTTCTGATAGTGCCATTTGCCTTTTTTGCGAAGGTATAGAAAATCAAACGAAGCGCGCCGGACGGCGAAAACCAAAATAAACGCCGCCCGGTTTGAACGCGCAACAGAATTTAAGCGACCCCGCCTTGCGCCAGAACTTTAATGCCGACCTCGGTCGCGCGTGACGAAGCGGCGCCGGACATGACGCCCAGCGACATGACATCGCCGTAATAAATCGGCGAATTTTCGTCGAGATAAGGTACAATCGCGCCCTTTGCAAAGCGGATTTGACTTTGCTGAGCAAAAAGGGCGGCGCCGGCGGCAGCGGTTCCGGTTGAAGCGGCAGCGGTAACGGCCAGCTTTGTTGTCCCGGAAATGGTGTTAAACAAAATAACGCGACCGCGAACGTAAATGTCAAAACCCATAAAGCGGCCCATTAATTGGGGTTCCTTCAAAATGTTAGCATTACCGGAACTGGTCGCCCAAATATTCGCCAACGTAGTATCGGCAAAAAGGTCATGAAACATAACCGCCGGCATAATGCAAATGCGCCCTTCGGCGGGAACTTCTTCTTCATCCATGCGCGCGGAAATCAAAGCAATATCCGCCGCCGTAACTTTTAAGCGCGTTCCTACGGTTGCGCCGGAAGGCAATAACCCGGTGTTCGCGCCAGTTGTGCGGAAAATGTCAGATGCCGCAATCCCGCTGGTCCAAGAGTCGAGCGTTTCAAGGGCGATGCGATCTTCGACCGCGTTAATGTGTTCGCGCAAAACCGATTGACGCTTTGAATAGCTTACCTGGATTTGCTCAATATTCGGAATCTTAGTCGGCGTGGTCGTGTACTCGTTCAAGTTGTAATCTTGCGTAGTATCCGCGCGCAACGCCGGCGTCGACGGGGTCGTCGAATGGTCCAGGTTTTTCGTAATAGTCGGCGCCCCGCCGGATCGCGGAACGTGAACTGTTTTATGATTCACATACGCGCTATCATTGGTCGCCCGCATTAACCAAGTGTTTGAACCGTACAATGTTTCCTCAATGTCCTGGACCCAAACCTCGGTTTGAACGGCCATAGGCAAACCCGCCAGCGCGGTCAACTGGTAAAAATTTGGGTAGGCGATTTGCGCCGCGTTGAACAGGACAACGCCGGTCATGGTCAGCAACGCCGGGACGCCAACGAATGATAGCGCGAAAGCGGCGATGAAGCCCAAAACAACGTTTTGGAACAGTCGCAAAATGGAAATGCGTTTCGTCTTCATGGGATATTTGATCTTAAAAATTCGTTTTGTTGTTTTGAACGCGCCGCGCGCAATTACTTGGATTCGGGATACTGGATTTTATACGCCTTCGACCAAACGTCTGGCGCCGTTGCCTTGATTTTCGCGGACATTTCGACCTTGTCAAGTTGGCGAAAGGTCATTCCCGCGTCAGGCAATCCGGGACCGCGAACAACGCCAAAGTCGTCAACGGCATAACCGACGAGAGCGCCGCCAGCAGCGCCGGCAATCGGAACCCTTGCGGCGACGACGGTCATACTTGCAGCCATCGTAATAAAGGATTCCGGGTCTTTGGACGCCTGAGCGATCAAAGTTTCGCGGTTTTCTTTGGCAAATTTGCCCGCCAGAATTGCGGCGTCAACGTGCGCCGTAGCAACGCCCGTTTTTAGCGTGGCAACTTCAGCCTTCAACGCGTCGGACAATGCGGCTTTCGCGGTCAGCCCGGCAATTGCAGCGGCGACGTCGTCGGTTTCGCCGATTTTCAGCGCGGCGCGAATTTGTGCGGTTTCCATATTTTCCCTTTGGATTTTTTCGTAAAGTCCGACCGCCGAAGCGGCGACGGATAAAATGTTATGTTGTGACCCGTTTTTGATTTCCAGCGGCGCGCGACCAGTTTTGACAATTTCGTCAATATAGCCGCGCGCCTTTGCCTCCTTCGCCGTGTACCAGCGATCGGCGCCCGATTTGAAAATATCCTTCAAATCCGGGTCGTTCACCTGGAGGTTTAGCACATTTGCCAAAATCCCGGATAACTGGTTCAACGTTTCGTCGTCGCCGCCAGACGGCGCGTGAATCATTAAACGCGCGTAATCCATCGCATAACGTCGCTTCCCAGCAGCGGCGATGATCCCAGCCATGCTTCCAGCGATGCCGTCAACAAACGTGTCAACGGCGATTTTTTCGCCCTGGTTTAACTGAATCATTGCCGCCAAAATCGCCAAGCCGTCCAAAACCAAGCCGCCCGGTGAATTGATCCGCAAGCGGATTCTTTTAACGCCGCTATTGTTGGCCAGGTAGTTCAACTCATTCGCAAACGCCTCGCCCGACGTCCCGGAAAGCAACCCGGATTCGGGGTCGGTTGAATAGCCTATGCCGCTGTAAAGCAGCATATCCACTTCTGCCGAACCGGCGCGATAGTTTTTGACGAAAAGCACATCGCAAAATTAACTGCGCGTTTGTATCTTAGTAACTTCAAAATTCGTCTTTCCACATGAACAAAAATCCGGACATTTTAGAAGCGCGCCGCCTTTTTATTCGCGACCGGATCGCCCGACGCGCGCGCGGCGAACGCGTGGACCAGGTTATCCGGACGGTGGCCGCCGAACTTTTCGTTTCTCAATCGACAATTTGGAAAGATTTTCAGCGCGAAAGCCGGGAACGCAATGGAAAACGCTTAGACTAATTCAATTGACCATTGTCGTCACAAACTCAACCGGCGGATCGCTGATCCCGTCGGGACGCCCGATTTCAGTCGCCAAACGAATACTTATCAATTGAGTTTCGTCGTCATATATCCCGCGCGCAACCGCGTCGTCAACGGCGTACCCTGAATACACGACGACCCATTGCTGAAAATTAGAATGGTCAATGTCCTGCTCAATCGCCGTTCTACGGAACGGTCCGGCGCACTCAATTGACCAGCCCTGGACAGCGGCGTGGATTTCGTCCAGCAACTTAAATACAAACGCCGGCGCGTCGCCCTGATAAGATTCGCTAAACTGGATGTGCAAATACAATTGCATCGCGCCCCGGCTAACTTCGCTCAGATTTTCTTCCTGGTCGGCATAGCCAAAGCGTACAAACACCGCCGGGAACAGATACGCGCCTTCATTGCCGGGTTCGGTTTCCTGATTATTGTACAAACCGTAATGGGCAACCCCCGGCGCCTTTGCTGCAATCCGGATTTTTAATTCGTCGTAAACGGTTTTTAGGATAGACATATTTTTTATACATTAAAACGAACGCAAAAAACGGTCAGCGGCGATACGTACTTTTTTTCGGATCGCCTCATTCAAAACGTTTGATTCGCCGATAATTTTACGAATAGGTTCAAATCCATCGTCGCCGGTGTTGTGGTATCCCGCGTATGAAATGCCGATAATGCCGACCTGAATAAGCGTCCAAGTCGCGTTATGCACTATTAACGCCTTGCGCATCGCCCCGGATTGAACCAGCAGCCCGCGCCCCGTAGCGCCCTGGTCGGTCATGCCGGAAGTCACGGCGCGCCCTTTTTTGATCAATTTATCAATACGGCGCCGGTCCCGCGCTGTTTTGCGCTTGCGCGACGCCCATTTTTCCAAAAACGTATCGGTAAAACCTTCCTTTCGAAATCCGTTCAGGAAATGCCGCTTCGCCTCGTTGCCGATTACCGTGGGCAACGTCGATTCCATTTCCCGCAATTTCAGTAAAGCGCCTTCAATATTTATGCGTTCGGCCATTATTTTCGTGGTCCGTATGGGTCCGTCGGGAACCCAAAATTGCGCTCGGCCGCGTCGCGGTCAGATGGCGGGATTGAAAAATATGGATGGCGGTCGTCAAACAATTGGCCCGTTTTCCCAGGATTAAATCGGAACTCTGGCGCCACAATATCCGGGTCGGCGATAACGCCGGTATTTTCAGACGCCGCGTCGGCGTCGTCTAATTGATCCGCAAGGCATCGACATTCCCAATCAATGGGCGGAAAAAGCGT